CCGCCCGTACAGCTTCACGCACGCTGGACTTCCCTGCTGCATTGTCGCCAGCGACCAGCACCACGGGGCTGGTCAGGGACAAGGTAACCTGCTGAGCTCCCAGCAGGCCCTGGACATCAATCTTGCTGATCTTCATCACTTGCCTCCGGCTCTCGTTGTTCCGCATGCCAATCCTTCCAGCCCTTGATCCACTGGATGCACAAAGGACCAGCCATTACAGGGCAATCAGCCTGCGCCCTGCCCTCCTCGGCAGCATTACGGCCATCCAGATATGCTTGATCCAGATCGGCCTGCAATGGCTGCTGTTCAATCGCAGGGACCTCACGGATTTCAGCATCAACCACGTCGCCATCAGGCATGCCGTCCCCGTCGTTGTCGGTGTACTCACGCCCAAGTCCATGGCTCGCTGATCATGCTCACCCTGAATTTCGTTCATGCCGCCGGTGTGATCTTCGGCATTGGCAAGAACAATCAAGCAAGCTCGTCCCACACTGTCGAACAAATCATGACGGCCCTGGCTGGCTTGGCTAATCTTGAACTGCGCTTTAATCCCATCCTTGGCAGTAACCTGCTCCAGGTCTGCGGCGATAGTGGTACGGCCATCGCTGGCCAACACATGCACCGCCATATTGATCTGGTACTCGACACGGGCACGCAGACGATCAATCACATCGTCCTGCTTAGCCTTCGTCAGAGCTACCCACGGTTTTGGCAGTAGCTTCAACTCTGTCACCAGGGCCTGCAGCAGGTCTCGGCCAACACTGTCAGCCGTCATTTCCAAAACATTGCTCTCTGTTGTCATCGGGGTTACTCCATATCAGCTGCAGCCCGGCGGGTGCGAGTTTGTGCGGGGGCTTGGGTTGGTTGATCCGCTGGCACGTGAACAACGCCGTCCAGCTCGTCCAGGCGTTGGCGGTATGCGGCGCTCAGACGTTCTTGCTCGTCCGGATGGCAGTCTTGAATGTTGTCGGCTGCCAGACCAAGTATTTCGTGATCCTTGGAGCCTTGAATGTCGGCCAACACCTTTTCAGCATCCAGATAATCCTGGGCTGGCGGCTGCGAGTTATCTTCCTGAGCCTTCTGGTCCTTGGCTTCAGTCAGTTCAACGTCTGTGACGTTCTCGTTAGAGGCATCGTCCGCTTTCGCGGCTTGTTGTGCTTCGCCCTGAGCGCGTAACGCATCCACATCCACCTGAATGGAGCCGTCCAACCCCGTCTTGGCGTCGATCACATCTGCCAATTCCTCTGCAGTGCTCAGACCCATACCTAATTCCGGGGCATAGGCACGTTGCCAGAATGCTGCCGCCCGATACACAAACATCTGATCGGGCATCGTTGCCCACTTGGAGCCTTTCTTGCTGTGCCAGCCTTCGGCTTTCACCATTTCCCAAGTAACCCAGATTCCATCCAGGCGCTCGTCCGTTGCTTTCTCAATCGCCCAAGCACGGCAGCCGAAATCATCACTCCCAGGCTTTCCTTTCCACTCGTAGCGCAAGGAACTGTACCGGCCACACACGTTGATGGTGGCAATCAAGAACTTGCTGGACCAGCCTGGGTTGCCATGCACGATATAGAGGTTCTGCATGACCATCAGCGGGTTCGCTCCGATGCGTTGAGCCATATCCATGGCGATCATGCAGTTGGCCAGATTCCCTTGATATTGCTGCGGGACCAAGCTGGAGGATGCAAAAGCTTTAGCCGTGCGCTGCATCAACTCAAATCCCTGCAGGTCAAAGAAACCTGCAACGACTGGTGGCGCTGCTTGAGCGCCTTGACGAGCCTGAGCCAAGCTGGTGGAGGCTGATTGTTGTGTTGCCATAGGATTTATCCTCGGAATTTGCAGGTTGCGAATGCTGGGCAGAATTTCTCGCTACACAGCATGGAGCGGGGATTTCCGTAGAACTTGCCCGCATGAAGAAGATTGGAGGCATGCTCCAACAGGCCAGGGTCATCGTCGTCGCCTACCAAGGCTTGGCGGACGCCATCGATATACCCTTCGGCTACGCGCTGGGCCTTTGGTGTCTTGCCGGTTTGCATGCCAATGATCTTGGCCTGGGCGTCAAGCGGATGGCCGATGGCATATTCAGCAAGCACGGTGTAAACCCCCAACTGTGCTTTATGCCCACCTGTATTGACCGTGCCATCAGCAGCGACTGCGGTACCGCCAGACTTAATGTCCGCAATCCCCAGCTTGCCGTCGGAGTCACGATAGACACGGTCCGTGGTACCGGTGAGAGTCAGACCCAGATCCTGAAAATGCAGGTTCTCGCAGCGAAGTTCCACCGCCACATAGTCCTGCTCCAGTGCTAGGCCATTGCAATAGGTGGTGTGCAGAGCCAACCCGATTTGCTCGTAACGGCTGGGGTCCTCCCCTTCCCATTCAACCTGCTCGTCCTCGCCACTGTCGTCGGTCTTGCGATAGAGCGTGTCTACCAAAGCGCCTGCAGCATCATCAGCAGTGATAGGAGTTCCATCCAGCCGCGCCTGGTCGAATGCCGCAGCACCTGCATGAATGGCTGTGCCCAGACGGGCCTTGAAATTGGTTGGCATCCACATTTTGAGTATGTTGCGGGCGTACCAACGCTGCGGGCAGTCAAACAAGTCGCTCAGCGAGCTGGCCCGGATAGTGATGTTTTGCATAGGGGATCTCGAATCAGAACGAGCCGCCGGCCGACAACCAGCCGCCGACAGTGGCAACAACAGGGATGAATGCGCAGGCAGCAAATCGTGCTGCTTTGCGAAGCGAGTTCCAGCGCTCAGAGGGTGCGGGCAGAAATACTGCAGGCTGGATCTGGATGGCACCACCACGCCACTGACGGCCAATGACTACTTTGGGCCGCTTGGCGCCATAGGTGCGACGGGCGATTGCAGGAGAGTCAGTAATCGCCGCGTCACGCAATTGCCGACGACGACGCGCCAGCAGAAAGTTAGGTGAATGAACTTGCATGTAACGCTCCTTATTTAGAGGGCTGGAGAGAAAAAAGCTTGCGGGCCACACCGTCACGGCCGTTGCGCACCGGCGCGGTGTTGGTGTTTTTCCGGAGTTCTTCAAATCCCTCCAGGCGCAGCACTCCCTCCGCCCAGGCATGGGCGGTACTGATATCGAAAAAGTGAGGGGAATGGGAATGCTGCGGCTGGAAGGCCCTCGTCTGGCAGAGGGTGCTGATCAGTATCAGTGCCGCTTCGGCTTTACCAGGTGGCCCGCCGCGAGCCTGAGGAGATCCGCCGAAGCGGCCCGCCTGGCCGGGAGTCAGCTTAGGAAACTGCCCCGTTCCGGGGCTGAAATAGATAAAGCGTTAAATGGACAATCTGCGGAAAGGGCGGACACGGAACTCGTAGTCGCGGTGGTTGGTGAGCACGCTTCCGTCCTCGAAATCGACCGCCCAGGAGTAGCTACCGCGCTCGGTACTGGTCCAGTGCCATTCCTGCTCAAACAGGGATTTGGCATGCACCAAAGCAACCATCGCCTCGTCCTTGGTTGGTAAACGCCAGTCGAGAAAGCCGCCGCCTTTGTATCGGGATGACTCCACTTTGGCAGCTTCCCAATCATGGCTGCCCAAGGATTCTTTGGCGGCAATCAGGTGCACCAGCAGTCCCTCTTCAACCATAGATCCAACGTAAATGCCGCCTTGCAGATCAGCACCGATAGCAGCTGGCAGTCCTGCAGGTGCCACAATCGGCGCTTCGTCTGCCAGCAAAGCCAGCAGCTTCGGTAGCGGTACCGCCAGCGACTGGCCGGGGATTTGAATGTTGATGCTCTGTGTCATGCCTGTTCCTTTTTCCTGTTTGTCATGCTTGCCCGGAAAGTCGCTGGGCCAGCGCATTGGTTTGTCCTGCTGTTCCATGTCTATCTCCTATTTATCCGTCAGTACCCTGAGTCAAGGTACTGGTGGATAACCGCTGCGCTCCTGGCTACTCCCAGTTGAACTGGCTCCAGGTAGCGCAACGTTCTAAATCCCCACGTCACGGGTTGTCCGTCTCACTCTTTATCAGGGGGTGTGGGGATGCGCCCTGGGCCTAGCCGTGCGTGTTCGCACCATTGGCCTGTTTATCGCTTTGCTGGTTTTTAAAGAGCCTCCGCCGTGGCGGGCGCAGCCTTTGCTGCTGGCGCTCTATGGACCGTTACTTACCGTGGCTTTGCCTGAAGGTGTTCTGCGGTTTTGGTGAAGCGTTGGAATGAATAATAAAGCATTCTTTATATAAAAGTAAAGTATTCTTTATTTATGGGGTAAAAAACCACCCGAAGGTGGTTAGTTGGCCTTGATTCAGAATATGCCCTGAGAATCTATGCAATATTAATTTGCCTAGTAATAAGGCTATTTGATACGTGGATCCAGCATCCGAGGAACATACAGGCAGTCGTCCGGCCTAGTGTCGTCCAAAGGCAGGCCAGAGCTGAACATCCCATACCAAGCAGCATCAACAAAAGTGAAGCCGCGCATTAACTCCTCCCATAGGGACTTGCCATGGATGCGTAAAGGTGGGGATGAGATAGCTCGAACTGAATGAAGCCAAACCATGAGCGCTCCGGCAGCCGCTAAATCTTTAGATTTCTGCATATCCTTAATGATGGAGCCTATCTTTAAGGCGTATAGCTCATGCCCGGCTGGAGCTCCGCCCTCCAGAAACTCAGTCAAGTTAATGCCGTAGTCAGGCAAATTCTTGCGCTGTCTTGTAGACGCAACGAGCAAACCGGCAAGTTCGTCTTGCGTCATTCCGCGAAGGGCCTGCACGAACAAAAGAAGCTCTCCCTCTTGCGAACGAACAATGGCTTTTTGGGATTTAGTTAGAAGCCACTTAAACATGCTGCACCCGTAACATACAAAACCTTTCTCGCGAATTACCGCTGTAATAACACTCCATTCACGGAGGCCAGTCTTAAGAGGCGCCTCTTATGCGGCAGAGCTTTTCAATGCATATCGATCCAGCTTCGAGCGGAGCAACATTAAAAGTTCATTTTTTATCTTCGTCGGGTAGCGAGCCCCAGTCTTTGGAAGAGACCCCAGGGAAGGGGGAGTTTTGGTTGGTGATCACATTTAAGGGAGACCCCTCACCAGTCGCCAGCCAAAATGGTCAACCTGTAAAAACCGAGCAGCACGAGCAGAGTTCTCGGCGGTTAGGGCCTTTGTCTTTCCAGAAATGACCTGCCCCAAGGCTTGAAGAGTAATGCCTACGGCAGCGCAAAGTTCTTTGCGCTCGCGTCCCGCAATTCTCAGTGCCTCTTCCAAGCGTTCGCCATATGTGTTCATGAGTAAAGATTACTTTCATAAAGTGAAAGCATGGTTGCTATTTTAGTAAAGAATGCTTTACCATTAATTTATGAATAAAACCGACGCGATCAATCTTCTTGGTGGAACCGCCTCTGCCGCCGCTTCCGCAATAGGTATCACGCCACAGGCTTTTGGCCAGTGGCCTTGTGACCTACCACGCCGCCTTGAGGACAGAGTAGTAGCTGCAATCGCCCGGCGCACTCTCCCAGCCTCGGCGTTCCAAGCGCCCGAGCTGGCTGAGAAGGATCCTGACCGCGAGGAGGCAAGGGCATGAAAACAGCCGACGAGCGAATAGCCGCTTTGGAAAGCATGGTCATAGCAATTCTGCCTATTGCTCTTCTTGGGGCGCACGGAACCGCGCAAGGAAACCTTCATAGCATCTTGTGCGCAATGGCTGTCAATCAAGACCTTCCAGAAGGTGCCCGCGAGGCTCTGTCCAAGATCGCGTCCGAGTTGTCGATGCCAGAGGCCAAAGACCCTCAAAAGATCATCAGGCAGCTCGGAGATTCCGGCGTGTTTAACGTTCCCGCTGCATACAAGCAAGGGGGCCGCGATGCGTAAGTCTGTCTCCGCCGCCATCCGTGCCCTACAAAGCGAGCTCAATTCGCTAGGCCTGACCGTGGTTGTAGTTCCTCTTCTAACACCGCGACAGCAGCTCTCACTTTCTCGTCGTAAACGAGCGGCAAGGCGATTGAAGCGGTCAGGCTTAAAGCCAGCACCGGCACCCCGCTCGGAGTTCGAGCCGCTCGAACCGAATGCGCTTCGATGGCTCGATGAGGTGTGTTTGCCGATTGATCCTCGTCTTTCGGAGCCAGCAGGAATAGCGTGCTTGCCAGCTCCTCTTTTGAGGCGGCAGAAAAAATGAGCGTCACTTCCTTCCCTTCGGAGTCTCGCAGCTTGACCTGCAATGTGCCAGACCGTCCTGGCTCCATCGAAACGACTCGATCTACACGAAATTCTCGTGGGGCTACGGTTAACACAGGTTTCATGCCCATGAAAGGCTCCTTTTTGGAAGTTGGTAGGGGTCAGAGCCACCAGTCTACCGAAAAGGAGCCGGGCACCCTTCCCGACCAGGACAACAAGATCCCGATTGGCCCGACTGATATTTAAGATTTTTTCCATACCGCCAGTGTGCGGCACTCGACCTGCAATGACATTCAGGTCTTTTTGTTGAAGGTTGTATAGCAATGAATGTTCAAACAGCAATACGTCGCCCAAGCATGGAGCGTGCTTTTCGTGAGGCCCTGACCGACCCAGACGAGCGTCATAAAGTGCGCGAGGCTCTGGGCTGGGACGACAGCCAAGCCAGCCGCTTCTTGTCCG